CTGCCACTCCTGGGTAAGCTCCTCCCGGATTGCGATAGACCGCATACGCTTTTCAATCCAGGCGTCAGAGTATCCCTTCGCCTTGTAGAGCGCCCGCGCTCGCTGGGAGGCAAGCTCCGGGTTCTCGATCTCCTGAACGCGTTCATACCCAACCCGCGCCAACCAACGTTTGAAGGGTTCGGCCTTTGGACTCGGGATACCCTGAATGATTCGGAAGGCCCCTTCCGCGTTTACTGCATCGGTGAGGTATTTCTTGCCGTCCGCTGAAAGCATTTTCAGTTGTTTGCAAAATGTAAACAACTGCCCAGAAGACTCTTCCTCACGGCGTTTCATGGTTGCCCAATAAACCCTGGGGTTGTCGCTGTCCGTCAGCGCCGCCACGATATCAACCACGGAGAAGAACCATTCCCCGTTGTGAAGGACGCGCCGGATTTGCTTACCACCAAAGACAACGAGTTTCCCGGCGATTTCGCTTGTCATTTTTTGTCACCCTTCTTCCCGCGCTTCTCGAGGAAGGCTTTCACCAGCTCTTCGATGATTTCAATGATGGTCTTTTCGTCTTGAGCGGCCGCCACCTTCAACCCCTTGTGAACCTCGGCAGGCAGAATCAAGGTCAATCTTTTGCGGTCCTGGGTTGCATGTTCGGTCATTGTAATCCCTTCACTTTCTGTCTTTCTTCCTCTTTCACGGCCCGGAGCAGGCACGTCAAAGCGTTCGGTCTGGTCGATTGCCTGAGTAGTTCAGCCAGGCGGTCAAGCATCCGCCGGACCCTCCCGGATTTTCGCCCGCGCTTCTCGATCATTGCCGCACCTCACAAAGATTTCGGATGGTGGTAGGTTGCCACTCTCCGCCGTTCTTCGTGGGGATTCCGCGCCGGGTCAGTTCGGCCCCGATCTTCCGATACGACAACCCGGTAGAGCGAAGCTCACGGAGGAGGGAGAGAGTTTCCTGTTCGCCCTGGTTCGGCGTGAGGGTTCGCCCGTCGGTGTCCAGGTCGAAACCGTAGGGAATCCGCCCGCCGGTCTTTTCGCCCCGGTCTTTCTTCATGGTCAGAGCGGCCGCTGTCCGTTCGCCGATTGCCTCACGTTCCCATTGAGCCACGGACCCGAGAACATTCAGGACCAGACGCCCGGCCGCCGTGGTTGTGTTGATCGAATCCTGAACGGAAATCAGAGCGGCCCCGGTTTTCTCGAAGGTCTCTACCAGGGTCCCAAGGTCTTTGACGGAGCGTGTCAGGCGGTCGAGTTTCAGGATGATGAGGGAATCGGCTTCCTTCCGCCGGATCATTTCAAGAGCCTGAATGAGGCCCGGCCGGTTCATGTTCTTTGCCGATTTTCCGGCGTCCTCGATGACGGCCACAAGTTCAAGATCCATCGCCAGGGAATAGGCTTCAATCTTGGCCCGCTGATGAGCGAGGGAAAGCCCGCTCTCTGCCTGCTCCTCGGTCGAAACTCTGACATATCCGATTGCCTTCATTATTTCCCCTCCTGTGATCTTCTGCCCCCAAGATAACACAAGACTGCTAAAATGCAAAGATGTAATTGTGTTTTTGTGCATGATGGAACGATCATTTACACAAACCGCCGTAAACCGCGCTCTTTTTCTCCCCTCGATGTCTGCCCTCTGAGGTTCTGAATCAGGTTCAGTCAAAGATGATCGGCGTTTTGCCGATGGTTCAGAACAGGTTCATAACAAGTTCAGAAGAGGTTCATAACCATGGAAAAGCTGAAAGTCTCTCAGGTAGCGGTTGAGCTTGGCATAACCCCTACCGCCGTTTATCGCAAGTTCAAAACTTGTTCAGAACAGGTTCAGAACGAAATCATCAAAGAGAAGGGAATCACCTACCTTTCCCGGCAGGGGTTGGATATCCTCAAGGCTTCTCTTCAAAGGCCAATACCAGAGAGCGTTTCACATGGTTCTGAACCAGTTCAAAACCTCGAAAAACAGGTTGCCAGTCAACAGGAAATCATCGCCGGACTTCAGAAGACGATTGACCGCCTGATTGCCCAACAGGGGGAGGAGCGGTCACGAAGCGATACCATCATCATGAAGCTGTCGAACGACGTTCAGGCCATGCAAAAGGCCCTTGAGTTCAACCAGGCTGAACGGGTTCAGACAAAACCAGCGGAACCGGAGAGGCCCCGCGTCGTTCCGCCACCGGCTGAAAAAAAACTCTCTGTCCAGCGAGACGCTACCGCCTGGGAAGGTCTCATGATGGCCTTTGATGACGTTTTCGGGTTCGCCTTCGGTCGGGGTTGATGACAGTAGGTTACACAAAATGACGGCGGATTATGCCTGATTGACGCTGCCGTGAAGCAGGATCTTTTGAGAAGGAAAGGGTGAGAGGGTTCGGGAGGAGGGGAAAACAAGAGATGGTTTCCCCTTCGCCTGAGACCCCCGCACGATGACAAGCGCCCGCTCACGGCGGCGGACACTGAGACCTCGCCGGATTCCACGGCCTCTTGGAGTTCAGAGCAGCCGTTGTCCAGGACTTCTCGGGCGCGCCTGACGCTTCGCTCTCCGACGTTGAGTTTTGCGGCGGCATCTTCCTGAGTCGGAACCTCGGCCAATTGGCCGACCTGCTTCTGACCGTTCTGCAACGTCGCCAGCTTCCCCGCAACCATCGCCCGCTGGGACTCGCTTAGATGGCGGCGGTGGAGGTTCTTCGACAACACGAACATTAAAGGACTGATGCCGTTTTCAACCCTGAACCAGAGTAAGGAAATTCCATACTCTGAACATTGGAAAATTTCCAACTTTGAAAGTCCTTTCCTCCCCGGTCTCCGGCTCCCTTGCCAGGAACAGGACACCCGAACGGCCCCGGACAAGCCGAAAGTATCCGCTCGACTTGTTGAGCGGTAGCGCGTGAGCGCCGGAGCGGCCAACGGCAGAGGGTCACTGTCCGACCAATGCCGCATTGGACGGCAAGCGAAGCCCGCAACCCGAGGGACTGAGGGAGCATGGAGGAGACCGAAGGCGTGAGGGTTGCATCAGGCGAGCGGGTGACCCTCGCTTTGCCGTTGGCCGCGTAGCTTTCGGCGGTCGATGACTCGATAACCACGGAGGGGAGACAGGCCCGGCCCTGGTCCGGTTCGCGCCTCCCTGGTCTGCCTTGCGGAAACACCCCCCGGAAAAGGCCCTCCCTCGTGGGTTTCGAGAAAAAGGCCCGGCACGCGCCCGCCTGGGACGGTTCACGCTTCCTACGGCTCCCTGGTGACACCCGCCCTTGCCGCGGTATCCCTGAAACGCTTTTGCAGTCTATCTTTTCAGGGTGTTTTCAAGCGGTTGCCTGAAATCTCCTTGCCCTGATTCGCCGTTTTTCGCCCTGCCAATTCCCCCAAAACATGACGAATTGGAGCCCGGGGAAGGGTTCCTGTCCGGGTGTTCGGTTTAAGTGCCGATTGAATCAGGCTTTACAGGTTCGCTATCAGTAGACAACCTCGTCATCATGCTCGTCAGGCTCTTCGACGCGGGAAATGATGGTCCCGCCGAACATGCTGAGGACGGCCCGAACGTGTGCCAGGTCGGCATCGGGGGTGTAACCTTCCAGGCCAACCCGAACCGCCCATAGGCGCGTGAGTTCGGCTTCAAGGTTCGATCCTGGGGATTCTGTAGCCTTCCATCCGTTCACAGAATCGAACGTGAAAACAACCCCCTCGATTTTCGCTGTAATCATGGTCTCTTCTTCTCTGAAATCTCGCGAGGTCGTTCCCGGACCCTGGTAATTAGAGTGGCAGCCGGAACTGCACAATAATCTGGAAAGTATACGTCTACATCGGCACAGCAAGCCAATCTCACAGGGGGCATCCCCGCAAACCCGCATAAAATCGTTTTACTTGGTATACGTCTCTGCTGATCGGAGTTTCGCATGGTATTCCTTGTGTTTTTATTGTGTCGCAACTCTCGGGGTTCATTTCTTCCGGAGATGGCCGAACCGCCGCACAAGTTCTTCCTCTGAAGCCTGCTCAAATTGAATGCCGTTATCGCCCGGGAACGGTGTTTTGTGGCGATGATCTCCGGATACTATGCCCCTTGGAACACCGCCAGGGAACGCCTTGCAGCGATACCTCGGGCGCTCTGGTTCTCGAATCTTGTCCCAAAAAAGGTGCGCACAATCTGTGCAAGGAAGTGTTTTCAGCATCAGATGTTGTCACCTCCGAAGAATTGATACCACTTAGCCCCTTGAATGCGGCCCGTCAGGGTCTCATGCCTTTCCGTCATCGCTTGCTTCGAAGACAATACCATTGTCGCTGTCCGGGTTGCCTGTGGGAAAACCTAATACCCTCGAAACATAGACGAATGTTCCCGCATTGGCCCGATGAGTGCTACAAATTTCGATACAGAATCACGCCAGTATTCGAGAGCCTGAGATGTGCTATCCGCCTGGTCATCGTGTGCGGCAAGGGGGAATGATGCAATCTCCATTTCATAATCCACAAGCCAGGGTGCGGACTCGGGAAGGCCAACGCGGCCGGATTCAATCACTCCCGTTACACCCGATAGTCGAACCACCTTATCACGCTGCCCTGGGTTGATCGGAATCACCGGAAGTCGGGTAGACGCGCGAAGATCCTGGATCAGGACTTGTCCTGAGCCCTTATCTTCAATGAGAATGGCGGAAGGTTTGAATCGTTCCGCGTTCGCGATAATGGACCGTCTCAGGTCGGGATATTCCTGCCTTTGCCGGAAAACGTCAACGAGGTCAAGTCCCTCCTTCGTGTCCGCCCATGTCGTTCCTACACTCCAGTCGTTGAACTCTTTGGCCTTCGTGGCCGTGTCGTATGACTGAATGATACGAGACGCGGCCCCGATACGCTGCGAGGGGTTCGGGAAGCGTCTAAACCATGACAGCTTCACCATCCCACCTTCTGAAGGCATGGGCGACTGTTGATACAATGCGGACCAATCGCGAGAAGAGAGGGTTTGCTTGATTGCGTCCAGAGCTTCAAGGGAATACTGAGTTGGCCATAACGCCGCACCTTCCGAACGGTTCAACGGGTCGCCCGGTTCCGCTATCGCCTTGAAAGAAACCACTTCCCATCCTTCGTGAGCGAGTTCATTGATGCAATATCCCGCTAAATCAGCTGCGTGCCAGCGAGTTTGTATAATCACTATTGCCCCACCCGGCATGAGACGGGTGTAGGCCACGCTCCCAAACCAATCCTTGAGCCTTCGGCGCATGGTCTCACTTTCCGCCTCCTGCCTGCCCTTAATAGGATCGTCGATAAGGAAAAGGTCTGCACCTCTGCCCGTGATTGAGCCATCAACGCCGGTTGCAAGGTAGATGTTCCCGTTCGAGGTATGGAATTTGTCTACCGCCTTCGAGTCCTCTGCAAGCGTAACTCCAGGAAAGATTTCTCGGTATTGATCGTCTCTGATTTGGTTCCTGATTTCACGCCCGAAACCAGAGGCCAGGTCACCCGAGTAAGTCGCGTGAATGAGCTGCTTATTACTGTTGCGCCCGAGATACCACGCTGGAAAGAACTCACTGACAAGCTTTGATTTGCCGTGCCTGGGAGGCATGGACACGATGACACGCCGCTTTTCCCCGCGTTCCACGGCCATGAGGATATTTGCGAGGAAGTCGAGATGTCCAGGAAGTTTGTAATGAGGTTCGCCCATTGAAAGAGAGAATACCCCTAAGTCTTCATGTGCCCAAACGGCTATATCATTGTCCATTAGGTAGCCTCCTGATTATCCGTTCGGCAATTTCCCGCATTGTGTCGGGATTATGCACGTAGGGAACCGCCTTGACCTCTGCCTGAATTTTTATTCCCGCTTCTCCCGCTTCATTGCGGAGGGAGTCCACGATACGAACAATGGCGTTTGTGACCTCGCCTATACCGGGTTGCTTGTCCAGATTCGCGGGGTCGATGAGGTCCAACGCTTCAAAGCTCTTATTCAATGCCGCGTCTAATACCTCCCGACGCGCTTTTCGGCTCTTGACCTTCCATTCTTCAAGTTCCTTTTCCGCTTCCGCAAGATTCATCATATCCCAAGCTTCGGCCCTGCTTTTCCAACTCCATTGTTTCGCCGCTTCATACCAATGGCCAGATAATGGTTTCGGTTTTCCTCGGGATTCCGATGTTTTCCGCTGTCCGGACCGTTCCACTGTCCGGCATGGCCCGAGAAGTCTGAACGCCTCGAAGCGTGAGAACCATAGCATCGACTCACCGGGTTGTCGGTCCCATGGGTGTAATTGGGTTTCTTCAATGCCCTGGTTCAACAGAACGGGAAATGCTTTGCGGTTCATCGGGTTTCGCCCTTTCGGTTTTCTCTGTAATCGCGGGACCGGGGTTGTTCACGTGTGCGCCGGACTGGTCGTCTCGATGGTGATCGTCCGCTCCACCAGCTTTCCACTTGCCGGAGGATGGCACCGTTCACAGACAATCACGCCATAGGTCGATACCCAAAACCGCCCGCCGTGACAGATGTAGCAAGGTCCGGTTTCCTCAACCGCTCCCTGTTCGGCCTGGTCTCGCGATTGCCCGCCGGAGTATTCCCGGATCGCCGCGCGTTCGGTTCGGTGTTCCTCCTGGTCGGATGACGGGGTTTTCCCGTCTGCCGGTTCGAGGTTCGCCGGGTCCGTGGGAACTTCCGCATTAGGTGAGCAAGGTTGAACGATTGGCGCAGGGTTGGATATTTCCCCCGGCCCGTCTGGTCTCGTCTCGCTGATAGGCCCGTCGGAGGAATGGCCCTCGGAGCACGAAGAGTTTTGACCACGGAAGAGGAAGGTTGCTATTCGCGGTGAGATTTTCATTTTCGCGCCCCTACATCCCCCGACGGAAGGAAAAAAAGCGCTCACTCTGGCGACTTTTTCTTCCCCGTAGGGGGGCAAGTTGGCAAGTTGGCAGGTTAGGAGTTGATGAGGCTTGCCGGGGGTATTGAAAAGTTAGCCTGTTTTTTAGACTTGGAACACTGTTACCAGAAAGGATTTTCTTAACTTGCCGTGACATTTTGGCAAGTATGGCAAGTTGGCAGGTTAGGAGTTGATGAGGCTTGCCGTTTTTTGAAACACGGCAAGCTCTATGAATACAGGGTTTTTCAAGAATCATCGTTTTCATTTTCTGCCACGCCTGGGAAAGTTCCTTGGTTTTCTTCTGACTCTTCCGTTAAAAAATTCGGGTTGATTACCTTCTTGTTTTTTCCGGTGCAGTCCTCGCGTAAAAGCCCCTTTGCTAGCGCCGCGTCAAGAGCGCCTCTAACCTTCCCTCTCGCAACCCCGGTTTTCCCCTTCATGGCATCGACAACCGCCGTCCGTGAAAGGCCCGGATTCTCTGATACCCACTGTGCAACCTCTTCGGGAGTGATTTCCTTTTCCTTCTTCCCGAGGTTCACCAACCGCAACGGCCCGGACCCGAGGCCCGTTTCATCCTCGTCATCTGTCACCCGCTCTAGGTGTAGCTCTCCGAGACCTGGTGCAAGATAGTTTGCCTTCGGGATTCTGAGCGAAACGAATCTTTCCAGCGGCCCGGAAAACTGGTGCTTCCGTCTCATGGATTCGTCGAAGGTCGAAAGCGTCATCACCCACCGCGCCGCGTTCACGAAGGACTGAGAACCAAGGACCGCCCCGGCAGAGTGCTTGCTGTCGCGGTCTCCTGATTGACTTGCCTTGTTCGTATGAGTCACCAGGAGGATGGTTGCGCCGCTCTCGGTTGCAATCTCCTCCAGGCATTGAATGAATGCTGTCACCTCTTCAACCCGGTTGAAGTCGCCGGCCATGATCCGATTGGCGGGGTCGAGGATTATCAGTCGGAGGTCAGGTATCGACTGTGCCAGGTTCAGCAGGTCTCTTTTGTTCGAGCCTGTTTGGTCCGGGTAAAGGGTCAGTCTCCTTTTTCCGGTCAGTGATGGCGCGTAGAAACGCTCCCCTAATGCGCCTATTGCCTCTTTGGCCGCCTCCGGCCCTACGTCCCGCGCCACTTCTCGAAGGCATCCGAGGAATCGCCGATGGATCTCTGGTTCATCGTCTTCTGCGTTGCAATACAGAACGCCGCCGGGGTTGGCGATGTCGAACTTTCCAAGGAACTTGATACCCGTTGCCACGGAAAGGGCGAGTTGGAGCGTGAAATAACCTTTCCCCGTCCCGCCTGGTGCCGCGATGACTCCGACGTTAAGCCGAGGAAGAAAGTCGTTGACGATGAACTCCCTCGGTTGGGGTTCGTTCTCGAAAAACCTTATACAGCTTGCCGCTTCCAGGGTAAGCGCCGGGTTCGGTTCGCGTTCCGAGTCTTCGGTATCGGCGCTCCCTGCCTGCGGTTTCGAGGTCGGTTCATAACTTCCGCCCTTGTATTTCGCCAGGCACCGCCCGATTTCATAGGCCAGGAAATTCATGTTCCCGCGCTTGTCATCCCACTTTTCGCGAGTCCGGTTGGTCGTTCTCATCAGCCGCTCAATCTGCGCCGGGTCCTTCGTGTAGAAGGCCAGTTCCCATATAAGCGCCGCGTCACCTTCGGAGTCACCGCCGCTGCTCATGAGGCTCTGAATCTTCGAGGAGTTCCTTGCCTTGCTGATGATTTTCAGGATGTCGTCATCGGAGAGCGGCCCGGACGGTTGCCGGGTTTCCTGACGCTCACGGGGAGGAGGTTCGGAGGGTTCCGGCTTCTGCGCCGTCGCGTAGGTCTTCCTGAACCATGCCAGGTCAGAGGCAAAATCCCTGATAGGCTTCTTTTCCTCGAATACTCGCCCGGTCATGGTCAGGAACCGCGCCGCTGAATAGGCTTCATAGTCGCCACACTTCCCGCCGTTGTCCCCGCCCGGGAGCTTCCCGCGCCCGATGAGACGAAGGCCCGTTCCTGATGGCGAGATTTCGGTATAGGTGTCCAGGCGGTCAACGATCTCCCGCGCCTGTTTGGTCAATGCTGCGTTAGACAACGCCATGGGGGTGATGCAGGAATCCACGTCAACGCCGCTGAAAGGCTCTCTTCCTGTGAATATCAGACCGATTCCGGCCAAGTTCCCAGAGGTGTTATCTTCCAACGCGTTGACGGCCTGGTCGAACGTCAGACAGTTTTCGGATTTCTCCCATTCCTTGAGTGGGTATCCGCTCTTCGGAGACACCGGCGGCTTTCCCATCTTCGAGGAATAGCCCCCCGGATCCTTCTTTGCCTTGCGTGGATCGAAGCGGTATACAGCCCATTGCCGGATTGCTTTGAGGTCCGCCGGGATGTTCTGACAGTGCGCCAGGGTTGCTACTCTTACCCTTAGTGTTTCGGCTGCAATCTTTGATCTGATCTCAGCTTCGGTCATTGTTTATCTCCCGTATGTTGGAAATGTCACACGGGAATTGACCGGCTACTCGGGAAGTGATAAACTTTCCCTTGTAACCAGTCAATCCCGCTGAATCCCTTGTCTGCTTCACCGCCAAGTAAACCAGACACGGGATTTGTTCTTTTAGCCCGGTCATCATACTTCATCCCCGGCATTCTGGGAAGATGGCTTATACTCTTTCCAGGCCCGTGAAAGTAGTCTTTCTGTCAGCTTTTCCCCTGATTGACGATTCGAGGCGAAAACAAAGCGGACAGGATCAAGACGGCATTCCCAAGCGACGATGGAACCGATGACGCTTGACGGCTTTACCTCGCTTCGATACTGACTCGCGAGGATGGATGATAGATTTCCTTCGATGACAACCCACAGCCGCCGCATGGTTGATGCCCTGGTAAGCTCTCTCTCGAAGCGGTCACGCTGGGAGGTGACGCACCCGAGGAAGTCATCAAGGGTTTTCCGTTCCACAGCAAACACGCCTTCGAGGCCCTCAATCGAATAGTCCCCGGTCGGCAATGCTGCCACCCTCGAAGGTCCGGCAAACTGGTAGGGTAACTGCTCCCGGCTGTCGATGATGACCACGGGAAGAGGTTCTTTCGCGGTGGGCGTCATGGTCGTATCCTTGGATCATAATTTCATGGTTGTTTTGTTTGAAAAACGGAGGCGAGAAAGGTCTCCCGCCTCCGAAGTTCCGGCACCAAACGAGGGTGATTACGTCCGTTCGTCCAGCCACCGGAGGAGGAACTTTAGAGATATTCCATTGCTGCGGTGGTCTTCTTTTGGTGAACCAGAGCCTTGATGAGTAGTTTTTTTATCAGAACGGGGTCTGGTGTTCCGGTAGTTTCAGCGATTTTCAAACATTGGAGGAAATGGTCTTCCGCGTTGGCGGCATTATTGGTCAATAGCTCTGCATTCCCCAATCGAAAAAGGGAATCTGCAAATTCTTTGCTCTCTGGTCCGAAGATACCTTTACGGAGTTCCGATAACTTCATCAATTCCGCCCTTGCAGCGTGATGATTCGTCGTTTCGTATGCCCTGCAAGCCAGGTTAACGCCGCGCTCCTGGTGCAAAGGGCTCACGATTTCCCCGTCAATGCGACTCATAGCGTCGTTGATGAGTTTAAGCGCCTCGCCTGGTGCTTCAATAGCAAGGCATTTTTCAGCCTGGTCAAATTGTTCGCTGATTGCTTTCAGTTCGGCCTTGAGTGCTTCTTCATCGGCCTTGAAGGGGTAAGCCTTAATTGCCGCTTGAACGATTTTCGATAACGCCTCTCCCTGTGGAAATCCGCTTTCATGGTCTTTTTCAAAGTGGGTTGAATTACATTTGCTGCACAAGTAAAACGAGATACGCCGATTTTCTGAGACCCCATAAAATTTGTTTTTGGAAGGAAGCAATGCCTTTTCAAGGCATCCGAAAGCCTGATCACTCGCACAGACGACGCACTTCCCCGGCGATAACCTGACTGATTTACCATTGGCGAAAACAGCGTTTGTATTTATCATTTTATTTCCTTGTTCTTTATCCTCATACGTGGTCATTGGCACACCCCGCTTGTAATGGCATTCTCGCCGGCCATGTCCGAGCAAAGCGCCCCGAGTTCAGGGAACTTGTTGACCGCTTCCTGCATGAAGCCCACGGACTCTTCACCGATTTCCTTGGCACCAGGAGCACCGGCCAAGTCTGCTTTCAAGAACATGTTTACGATGCAAGACATTGCTCCCACGGCATCTTGAGCCGTATAGGTATCTTCACTGGTCTTACCATTGCAGGTAGCCGTCAGTATGAACCGCCCGCAGTTCGTCTTTCGGATCATCAGGAACCCGCCGCCGGGAAGATCCCGCACGATGCCCGGCATTGCTGCCCCATTGATCGCTTTCATCAATCGTCTCCCATCTCAGCCATATCAATCTCGCGGTTTTTCTTCAGCCGAAAAGAGATGGTGCTTGCTCTGTCGAGGTCGGAATAAGCGGACTCCAAAAGCTTCACAACCTGGTGCGCTTTATGAGCAAGGATGCACATCTTGTGTCGAGTCTTTTCTTTCGGCTCGTTGAGGTCGATGGAAGCAACCGAAATACCGGCTTCCAGAACGTCACCGGCCACGGAAAGAAGGTTTTGAACCCTGGGTAGAGCCGTCAAAACTTCACCAACGAGATCGTCAGGTGTTTCCTCGAACCGTTCAACCGGGGGGTGGCTCTTCTTCACGGCTTCACCTCCTGAGGGTTCTGATTGCCACGGGAGGAGAGCCATTTTTCAAGCTCCACCAGCAACACACCCCACAGCCGCTTGCTTCGCTTGAAGCCTGGGAGAATGCCATCCCGGAGCATTTCCCGAACATGCGCCGGAGGCAGTTTGAGCTGTCCGGCTACCTGGTCAACGGTTAGAACCATAAAAAAACCCCCTTTCGAGATTGATGTATCTCTAGGGGGGATTATATCAGGTGTTGTTACTGACTGTCAACACTCGGTAACGAATTTTTTCCTTACCCTGTAATCAGCTTGTTTGCAGGCTCCGCTACAGAAAACCTGGTTTGATTGCAATGTTTTCTCAAATATCGTTCCGCACCTGGGACAGGCCCCGATGTAAAACCCTCCGTGCCCCACCTCGCTGAACGCGTCGAAAATCAGCTTCACAAGCCGCGCTCTGAATCCTTTATGCCACGTTCTACGAAAGGTTTCGCCTTTATCACCGGAAGGGGCAATGTCAGGAATCACATCAAGTTCCGCAAACGGCACGGGGTGAAGAGTATCAGCGTCTTTAGTCACAAGGGAAAGGCCCTTCATAGCCTCTTGCGCCCAACTTCCCAACCCTGTTTGAAGCGGGTCGGGTTGTGCAAACCATGTCAGGAATCGGTTGCTGTTCCGTTGAGTCAACCAGATGTGGTCCATTGTTTCCGGGTCATCCGCCCATGGAAGCATCCATTCCAAAAGTCCCTTGTCCATGACCTGCATATCATCGGGTAGCATCGGCCGCAGAAGGGGAATCATGGTCTTGAAAAGGTCTCGTTCTGGTTTCAGGGCTTTTTCACGATTGAAGTTGAAGAAGTCCAGACCGCCTAGAATGATCTTCACATAGTTCGTGATAGGCGGTTTCGGGGTTCTCTTTTTCTTCTCCGTGCTCATCGTTTCTTCCTCGATGTAACCCGCTTCTTTTCAGATTGTCCCGGCAGGAAATTTCCCTTGGAAACGACCTTCTTACCGCTCTTGTCCTCAAGCTCACGCCTCGCATTCCCGGCGATCTTTCCCCCGGCCCGCGCTGCTTCCTTGTTCTCCTCGAAGCCCTGGGTATCGTTGGTCCGTGCAATCTCGGTTGTGGAAGCCTCGCCAAGCATGGAGAAGATCAATTCCAGGTCGTTCATGTGGTCTCGAAGGTTCTCACGCTTCAACCCTTTGACCTTCTTGTATTCGGACGGGGTAAGCCCGAAGGTTGCCTTGCTGATTTCCGCCGTCAGGATGGCGTATTCACGCTCTTCCTCGATGCCTCGTTCCTGCCACTCCTGGGTAAGCTCCTCCCGGATTGCGATAGACCGCATACGCTTTTCAATCCAGGCGTCAGAGTATCCCTTCGCCTTGTAGAGCGCCCGCGCTCGCTGGGAGGCAAGCTCCGGGTTCTCGATCTCCTGAACGCG